CACCGACGAGCAGTTTACTGCCCTGCTGATCGTCGCCAACCAGTACGGCCTGAACCCATGGACCAAAGAGATTTACGCATTCCCAGATAAAGGCGGGATTGTCCCGGTCGTCGGCGTTGATGGATGGGCTCGCATTATCAACGAACATCCTCAGTTTGACGGCATGGAGTTCTCTTACGACAAAGAGGAAGGCGCGTGCACCTGCAAGATTTACCGCAAAGACCGTAAGCACCCGACTATCGTCACCGAGTACATGGGAGAGTGTAAGCGCAACACTCAGCCATGGCAGTCCCACCCTACCCGCATGCTTCGCCACAAGACGCTTATCCAATGCGCGCGCCTGGCCTTTGGTTTCGCTGGCATCTTCGACCAGGACGAGGCAGAGCGAGTTATTGAAGGAACAACGGCAGAGGTTCATGCGGGCCATGAATCAGATAGCCGTCGCCCGGATCTGATCGCAAAAGGTGAGTCCGCCGCGCGCCTTGGAACCGTCAAGTATCAGGAGTTTTGGGTAGCGCTGAGCGCTGAAGAGAAGCAGGTGATCGGCGCAGTTGAGAAGCGACGCATGTATGACATGAGTCTTGCTGTCGACAACGCCGAACCTGTCAATGTCGCAGAGAAGGAGGCTGAATGATGGAGCAACGCACCCCTGAATGGTTTGCTGCGCGCTGCGGCAAGGTCACAGCGAGTCGCCTGGCTGATGTCATGGCCCGGACTAAGTCGGGCTACTCCACCAGCCGCCAGAACTACATGGCCGAGCTGATTTGCCAACGGCTGACCGGGAAGCTGGAGGAAGGGTTTTCGAATGCCGCGATGATGCGCGGCACTGAACTTGAGCCAGTGGCGCGCGAAATGTACGCCCTGAATGAGTTCGATGCGGAAATCACTGAAGTTGGACTCATCGATCACCCATCCATACCCGGATTCGCAGCCAGCCCGGACGGACTTGTTAACGACGACGGGCTTATCGAAATCAAATGCCCCAATACCTGGACCCATCTTGAAACGCTGAAAACTGGCGAGCCAAAGCGCCAGTACATGCTGCAAATGCATGCGCAGATGATGTGCACCGGGCGGAAATGGTGCGATTTCGTTAGTTTCGATGATCGCCTGCCGCCCGACCTCGCCTATTTCAAGAAGCGCATTCATTTCGATGAAGGGCTGGCGCGCGAAATCGAGTCTGAGGTTAAGAGCTTTCTTGCAGATCTGGAATCGGAAATACTGAAAATCACAGAGCGTGCAGCATGAAGCGCACACCCTTCTACCGCAGGCCCGGGCGAACCGGGCAATTCTCCGGCCTTCGTGAGCGCGTTATCTGGATGATTCAGACGCGCGGCCGCCCGGTAACCGGCAGCGAAATCGCCGAGAAGTTCGGCGTAACGCTCATCGAGTTTAACCGGGTTGCCAACGGCATCACCCGCGGCTCAGGACAGATAGCACAGATCGTTGAGTCGAAAAAATGGCTGAACGAGGACGGCATCTGCGACCGCACTTTCGACCTCGTCACGAAGCCGAAGGTTGTAACGCCACAGGGTAAATCGCGCCTGTTCACCCGGCGCGCCATTGAGCAATCGCAGGAAGGTAGACGGCAGGAATGCATTGAACGTGCAGCACGCCGTCGCCGCCTGATTGCTCAGGGCCTCTACATCGACGAAATGGAGTCCATCCTATGACTCACGCTCACGACGACATCAGGGTAGGCACACTGTGCCTTCCCTTCATTGGTAACGGCTGGCTAATGCCATGGGGTAAAGTGGTCAGCAATCCATTAAAGGCGCAGCGGCTCGCTGAGGAATATCGGGAAAGGCAGGAGGCGGCATGACTGATTACACAGGCAGCAACACGCCAGCAGATCAGCGCGACCTCTGGCGCACACCACCAGCCCTCTTCGCTTCCCTTGATGCTGAGTTCTGCTTCCAGCTGGATGCAGCCGCAGCGCGGCATAACGCGCTGTGCCGGAAGTTCATCACCGCCGATCCGATTTTCATGGTTCAGAAGCAGGCAACCATTTATGGCCTGACGGAGGAGTTCGGAGAATCGAAGATAGTCCATGTCGAAGACTGCGAATGGGATAGCCCGCAAGAATATTGGGACGATCTTGATGAACAGCAGCAGGAAGAGTTAAACGCCTTCTGCATTGACCAGTGCGACACTGCCTTTACCGATCTCGATGAAGACGCTCAGTGGGAAGTACTGGCGGACCTTGACGGACACACTGTCTGCGGTACACGTAAAGAGTGGCAGAACATCAACGCTCATTTTACCCGTGAAGCAGCGGAGGCTTTCATTCGCCGCAAACAGCATGATTATCCTCCTCTGCGGGTCTACGTCGAGAGCATGTACTTCGGCTGGGAGTATCAGGAAATCGTCCGCGCTCTATGCGACGGAAGGATGGTGCTAACTGAAAAAAATGGCGGTACGGAATGAACAGGGCATCACCAGTTGATTTGAGGAAGTGCCTTGAGACCGCCCAAATGCTCGCTCAGGGAGGAATAAGATTTGTGCCAATCCCCGTCGAGTCTGATGAAGAGTTCCAGGGTCTTTTAGCTGCCTTAGACCGTAGGCTTAAACGCATGGCGGATGAAGCCGAAAAGAATGAAGGCGGTGCAGCATGAAAGCACTAATCACCCGGGAGCTTAAGGCTCCTTTTTTATTGCTGGCGTTCACATTCAACCGAATTAACCGACAGTTCCGGGAGCATTGACCATGGCCGACATCATCGACACCGCAGCAGAGATTGAAGAGCTTCAGCGTAACGCTGCCCTTTCCGCTCACCGCATCGACCGCAATGCCGTATCGGCTGAGCGTTGTGAAGAATGCGACGAACCAATTCCCGAGCCGCGGCGCGCTGCCGTTCCCGACTGCCAGACGTGCGCCAGTTGCCAGGGTGTTATCGAATTGAGGAATAAGCAGAGGGGGATGTGATGGATTACAGCAAGCTAAGCGACTTTGAAATTAACAAACGAGTTTCCATTTGCATTCATCCAGATATAAAAAATTGGAATTGTTATGACGTTTCTGGAAGGGCGTGTTTCGTAATAAACGAGGGCACACCAAAGCGCGTGCAATATGGTTTTTCATTTACAAGCGACCCGGCAGATGCATGGCCGATTATCACCGCAAATAAAATCAGCATTTACGCAATGAGCGAAGCGGACAAAAGAGGCGGTTGGGGGGCCGAGGCTTTTCATCCCAACGATGCATATAGCTTTAACGATAACCCACTTCGCGCCGCAATGATTGTCTTCCTCATGATGCAGGAGTCAGCCAATGTTCCAGCTAATTCAGCGGGGTCAGATTTACGCTGACCATTCAGGTTGGCCCGTCATCATCCACAGTTGAACATCACAGATAGTCCGCTACTGGCGACAGGGCAGGATCAACACCGCTTCAATCGACCGCTTTAATAATGACTTTGAATACCTCGATCACCGTGAGGCGGCACAGATATGCGCCGAACTGGAGACGAGTGAGCACATTAAATCGCTGCGTGCCCAGCGCGCGGCATGAGGAGGGATTATGGGAAAGATGACGTTCGTCTTTGAGTATGAGGACGGTAAAGAGCCGTCTGTTAACGCAGGAATGGAATTTATGGGTGGGAAGATTGTAGCGGTTGCGTTTCGCGATGCTCTCGAAGAGCCAGAAGTATGTGATGAGATCGTGCCTGACCCTGATTATCTGAAGAACGCCCGCAGTCAACTATGACGCAACTGATAGCCAGTTATGAGCTGGCTATTGGGTGTGAAAGCACTGCCACGTTATCCCTTTTGCCCGGCCCAGCGCCGGGTTCTTTTTGGGAGTTCACCATGCAATCAAACCCCATGAACTGGATCATCGCCGCACTTATGGCGCTGGGCGCTCTCATCTCATTTCTTCACGAACCGGAAGGTGTGCAATGGCTGCTTTTAATGTGGGCGCATTAGTCCAGAAGAAGACCGGCGGTATACATGGCGTGGTGGATAGCCAGCTGGAGCCGGAAGGCGATCACCCGAAAGCCTGGGTGCGATGGGATGACGGCAATTATTCAGTGCACGCGGAAAACGAATTACGCGCGGCCAAACCTGACGGCCCGCAGTTTTATAAAACAATGTCATAGGAGGGGAGATGGTTACAGCAGAGCCACTCACTGCGCAAAAGGCAGCGAAACTCCTGAAAGTCTCACCGAGAACTGTCTACCGTCTTATCGACTCGGGGCAGCTGGCCGGGAAGAAAATCGGGAACAAATACCGAACGACCGACGTCGCCTGTATTGCGTATTTACATGACCCGCGCGATCCTGTTTCCGCGAGCGCGGGTGAACATAAAGGAGAAATTTTATGTCAATCACCCTCAGAGGCGGCGTCTGGCACTGTCATTTCGTTACGCCGTCAGGGAAAAGAATTAGACG